AAGAAGTTTTGGAAAGCTTTTAGCTTTCTTTCTTCCAAATTTCTGCGGGTTGATTCTGAAATATACTTTTTATACTCCGATACACGATACTCTTTTAGAATACCGTTGTCCCAAACCCATTCTTTTCCTTCCATAATTCCTTGAACAAATGCATCAGGAGCAGAAGGATCTGCTACAATATCAGCAGCAGTCGCAAGCATAAAGTCATCACGAACATATTTCACACCATTGCGTTCTTCAAGAGAACCCATACCTCTTGAAGATACCCCAAGTTTCACTCCTTCATCAAGAAGTGACTTGGCAATTTTGCCCATGGGAGTATCAAGGATACGTGCTTTACCATAAAAATTGGAGCCTTCACAACGAAGATCTACAATCTTATGTGATACACGATCAAGATTAATTGATGGACCATCTGGGTGACCAAGTTCACCAAGAGCACGTCCAGTATTTACATACTGCTCTGTGTACTTTTTAACTTCACGGTCGAGAACATCGAATGGGTAAATTCTCCCATTGCGGTTCTTCATTTCTGATTGAAGGAAGATACCCTCAATGTAAAGATTTTTCTTGCCGTTAGATTCTTCGACAAGAACTTTTACTTCTTCGATGTTTTCGGTGATTAGTTTCATTGGTCTTTAAGTGTTTCTACTGGCTCATTAAAGTATGTATCAGCTACAACTTTTTTATATGTATCTAAAGCTTCTGCAGCCTTTGAATTCATAAGATCATTAATCTTATCCAAAGCATCTGCTCTGTTTTTATCGTGAATTAAATTCACGATATCTGCTATTGCGTTTTCCATAATTAAAAATGAATTTATATATTATTTATTGGAACTAGAAGTTTTAGGTTTTTGAGCCGCTAATTTCTTCTCTCTTTCAAAGTCAGCTTCAGCTTGTGCAGCATCTAATTCTGGTTGCATAGCATCATTTTGCTGTGCCATCATATCCATTGTATTGACATCAACTGGATTTAATGCCATACCAGAATCAATATCTTTCTTCATTTGCTTACTGATATCCTTGTACTCTTTCTCAGTTTGCATGAGAACTTGACGACGCACATATTCTGTTGAGAAATATTTGCCAACGAAAGGATCCATCTGTGTAGCAAGATTTACACGTTGTAGCATTAATTCTTGCTGCTTCAATTCATTGAAATGATTATCAAATAGGAAGTCATATTGGATATGCTCTTCCATATCTTCCCAATCTTCTGGGGCAATAATGCCTTTGAGAATTAATTGGGTCTTGAGAATATCGTGGAATAGTTCACTGAATCTCTTGCGGAGACGACCGATGAACTTTGCAAACTTGAGTTCATCCCTAAGAACCTCTGTGGTCTTACCAAGATTAAACCCTTTGTTGTCATCCGTAAGGCGGGAAGGTGGTAGGTTGAGTGAGTTGTAAAGTTTCTTTTTGAAATACTCAACATCCTTGAGTTCACCAAGGTTTTGACCGCCTGGTAGTGTAGAAATCTCAGTTCCTCTACCACCTTCACGACGAGGGAGCCAGAAATCTTCCAGCATAGACATATGCTTTTTATCATCACGAATCTCTCCTGTGCTTGCATCATATACAAGTTTATTTCTGTAACGTGCCATTACGTCACGAAGATATTGCTCTGCCTTTACCTTAGGTAGATTACCTACATCGATGTAGAAAATTCTACGTTCTGGTGCACGAGACAATCTGTAGATAACAAGGCTATCTTCAATCATGCGAAGTTGATTGAGTGATTTAATTGCCTTGTGTAAGAAGCTTAATGTGATCTTTTTATTGAGATCCATCAAGCCAGAATTAGCTGTAGCAATAGAATCTGCTGCAATCTTAATTCCATTTGCTGTACTGAAATCAGATGCAGAATTTGCTGGTAAGCTAGCACCAAAACCTTTTGGGTTGTAGATATAGTAATCAATATAATCACCCCAATCATATTGGAGAGCAGTACCTCTTTCTTCGTGTGCCTTGCTCTTATCTTTTAGTTGCTGCCTTACCTTACGAATTTTTAGAGAGTCGATGTAGCGAAGTTCTAAAATTCCTTTCTTGGGGTTGTCAAGATCAACTACCTTATGGTAAAATATACGACCATCCACATACCAATTGCGAATAATCTCATGCGCCTTTTTATCAAAACGCATTAACTTTTTAATGTAGTTAAATTCGTCTCTAATTTTATTCTTAATATTTACGCCAATGTCTAGATTAGATAATTCAATTTCTACAGGAGAATCATCTGCATCACTAACAACAAACTCGTTTACAATTTCATCCACAGCAGAGTCACACTCTGGATGCAACGCCATATCTCTATAACGTTTAATTAAATCAAACTCGTTTCTATGAACTCCCTCAATATCAACATAGGTGCCAAAGTAACCACCAGCGGCTACCATAGCACCATCGTCTTGATTAGGGGGAATAGGAGATTGACCCCTATTCTCCCCATCCTTATTAATTAAAAATCCAAATAGTTGACTCATAGTAACAAGATCATTAACTGACTATGATATATTTATCAGTCAGTTACAGTGATGTTTTCGCTTCTAGAACCCTTAGAACCACCATTCAAGTTACCTTGAGTTGGTGAATCTACTAGCCAGTATGAATACTGGAACTCAACTGAGAATTCTTCAACCTGATCATTGCTATCATAAGCAAGATCAATTTGAGAAACGCTAGTTGGGAAAGCGTGCTTGAGAGTATACTCTCTAATTACTTGACCACCAGCAGTATCTGCGTTCTTCTCAAGTTGCTTAACCTTTACATCACAAGTATAGCCAGAGCTATCACTTGGAGTGAAGAGTGGAGCATAGTTGCCATCATGGGTGTTCATTGACTCCATCCACTTTTCAAAATATGAACGGGTCATCATATCTTTATCGTTGAAGAAAGTAGCAGTCCAGGTATCGAATGTACGATCACCTGCAATCTTAACTGTTCTTCCACGGAAAGGAACTTCAATAACACCTAGGTTGGAAGCAGGAAGTGCTGCTGACTTACAAAGAAGATTGACTAGATCTTTATCAGTTGAAGAAACTGAAGTTCCATTTAGTGACGAACTTGGCCAAACAATATCAATAACAAACATGTTAGGCTTAACGCCTTGACCAATTGTTTGGAGAAAAGTTGAAATTTTTGTTGCCATTTGTTGTTACCTCTTAGTGATTGTTTGCGATTAAAAAGATCAACGACCGATTACTTCAGCAAACGATACACCAGTCTTGGTAGCCGTTAGAGTTACCGTGATAAAGTTGATAGAACGGGTTGGCTTGAGATAAATCTCAGCAACAAACTCGTTACGATCAATAATATCTGGGGTGTTGTTTGTCTCATCGCAAACAACAAGGAAGTCTGTTACTCCTCTTCTTGTTTGGATTTCGCTCATATAAGAATTGAGAGCACTTGAGAACGATGCTCTGGTCGTAGCATCGTTTTGCTCAAATAGAACTGCTCTTGCTAGATCACCAGCTCTTCTTTGAACATTCAAGAAGAGACGGCGAACATTGATTCTGCTGAATGCAGAAGGTGATGCGAGTGCAGTCTTATCACCAAAGAGAGTGATGCCACTACCAGGGAACGAAACAATAGGATTGATTCTTGCCTGATAAAGCTCATCTCTATCAGCTTTCTTAGGATTATATGCTAACTTAATAGCATTTCTGATAGCACCTCTATTTACACCAGCTGGGGAATACCAGTCATCTAGCTGAGCAGAAGTAGAAACACATAGACCAGCTACGTCAGCATTACATGGAATCCAACGATAAGTGTCGTTGAAGCGATCATAGAAATACTTGTAGCCACTATCGAATACTGCAAATGAAGTAGATGATAGACCGTTGAAGAAGTTAATTGTATTAATTTTCTGAGCTGATGCTGATAGAGCACCAGAGGTTCCTACTTGATTCCCTCTGTGTGGAGAAACAAATGCAATGCAATCCTTTCTTGAATCTGCAATGGCGATTACCTTTTGTGCTTTTGACTTTGTTGCATTTTCATCAGCTCCAGAACCACCCATTAGAACGAAGTCAATAAGAACTTCTTCTGTATCTAGGAATTCGTCATATGCACCAGTGATTTCATCACTTGAATATGCATAGTCATCTGCACCATGTTTGAGATTTACACCATCAAAACCAACTAGTGAGAATGACTCGCCAGAAAGTAATTCAGTTGAATCTACTCCCCATGGTACTGCAACCTCAACATATGTTGTTGGATGTGCACCACTGAATACATACTCGGACTGATCATTGAGAACAGTTTGGTAGTAAATATTAGTTCCTTCCGAACCAACTGCGTCAGATAGTTTAGAGAGATAAGTGAACTTTTCTACAATAGTATTTGGTGAACCAGTTACATCTCCAGTAGTATCAATTACAGCAATGTGTAATTCGTCATGGCTGAGACCTCTTTCTGAAGCAAAAGCAGAAGTGCCAGGACGAGGAGCGATAGCTGAAAGTAGAAGACCAGTATCATCAATTGCTGTGCTTAACCACCAATCTGCAACAGCACTAATTGCTACGTCGGTAGCACCATCTTCTAGAGTATCTGCTGTTGAAATTAGAACAGCTGGATCTGTTAAAATAACTGTTAATTTATTACTTTCCGAATCCCAATCAGTGACGGTTGCAGTTTTAGTATCACCATCTACATTAAATGTTACAGAACCACCAACAGATGGAGTAGTTCCAGGAGCTGAAGCTAGAGTAATAATTTGGTCTGAACCTCTATCTGCTACAACTACTTTAAGTGAGTTGCCCCAAGTACCTGCAGTTCTTGCTACAAATTGCTCGGAAGTTCCTGCTCCACTTTCCCAATCAAGATCTGTCTTGATTAAAACACCAGCATTACCAGAAGTTGCATTAAGAAGTTCTGCTGTAGCTGCACGAACAACAGCTAATCTTCCACCATAACCTAGGAATTCAGAAGCTACTAGCCAATCTTCTGCATTATCATTCTGTGGTTGACCGAAAGTATTGATGAATTCTTTCTGGGTAGCAATATTAACAATTTGTCCTACTGGTCCTTTTGCAAATGAACCAGCAATCGCTGCGGTAATTTGTTGGTTCCCAACAACTACGGCATTGGTAAGGTCACGCTCTTTAATAATAAAACCAGGCGAGACTTGACTTGCCATGTTTTTCTCCTTTAGATATCCAAATTAATCTAAAATTATTTATTATTTTGTCTCTTTCAAGTGGGGAAACTTGGCGTGAACATTACCAATCTGGATACTGCCAATCAGCGTTTACACACTTTTTGGCTCTTGACTTTTTGACTCTTTCTATGGTACACTCTTTACACTCATACGAGTACGCAGAAAAAATAGATCCTCTGTCTTTGCGAGTTACATAAAAATCATCCATTAAACTTTTGACCTTTCCACAAACCCTACACTTACGATCTTTAAAGATCAGATGATCTAAAGAAAACTGATCTTCTAAATCCATTATCTATAATCCCACATATACGAAACGTCTTCTTGAGTGTCACCATACCATACTGTGCCATCAGAAATAAATCCCTCGTCTCCCTCCAATCCTGTTGTAATAAATCCAAATGGAGCCATATCCTGTTCAATTTGATTTTTTTGTTCATCATAAATTCTTTGACGAACATCATTATCTGTCATCTCTTTAAAATAATCTTGCACAGCTAACCATGCAAAAATTACTAAGCACATTACCAAGTCATCATGATATCCTTCATCAGCTTCAAACGATTGCTTCTTCTGAATAAATGTGGTCAGCTCATTAATAATATCGTAATCCCTAAACAGCAACTTATCATCTTCAATAATCTGCTTGAGGTTTTGACAACCAACTTTCTTTACCGTGATACTCATCTTGACACCAAGTTGTGTCTTGTTACCAGAAAATCCTTGACCAACAATTTGTCCAGCACGACCACGCATTGAACACATGAGAACATTTGGATATTCCAGATCGAAGTTTAGAATCGAAGCTACTTGATCACCAACGTCGTTTACTTCACATAAAACATATGCATTGTTATAAGCTCTTGCGACATCGTTAATAACATTAGGAAACAACATAGGTTTAATCTCATTGTTCCTATATTTGGCAACTACCTTGTAAGGTAAGGTGGTAATATCAAATACAATAAAAGCAGAATAGTCTCCGCCGATACCCCTGCTAACATCAGCAGTGATAATATATTCTGATTTGTCATTTGGTTTTTCATACACATCTAACCCCTTATTTGAACTTAATGGTGTATCAAATACTAAAGCTCTTAGTTTAGATGCAGAAATAAGAGTATCAACAGATCCTAAGAACTCGCATTCAAACTCCTGAGTGAACTGACGCTCGGATGTATTTTTGATTGTTTCTTCTTTCCACTTGTCATCACGCCCAGGAACTTCAGACCAATGAACTTCGGACCAGATATAATTGTTTCTTTTGTTCTGTGCATCTACCCACAACTTATAAAAGTGGTTCATTCCATATGGGGTAGAAATGATAATAACTTTTGTACGTTGACCAGATGAAATGGTAGGATATACAGACGAGAAGAAGTCGTCAGCAATGTGATTTGGAACGAACGCAAATTCGTCCAAGAAGATAATGTTGAATGACATTCCTCGCACAGCAGATGCTGACGTAGATGCAGCAAGAATTTTGGAACCATTCTCCAGTTCCATCGATCCTTTGTTCCATGCGATAACACCTTGTTGTAACCACTTAGGTAGATTCTCGTATGCTGTCTGTAATCTACCTAATAGGTCACGGGCAGTTGAAGCTTTGTTTGCAAGAATACCAATGTTTGCATTATCATTGAACAAAGCATAATACAGTAGATAAGAAACCACAGTAGTTGACTTACCTGTTTGTCTTGGTAGCTTTGCAATATTGAATCTGTTCTTGTGAAATTTTTCCACAAGTTCTTTCTGAAAGTCGTACATCCTAAAAGGAATAAGACCTTCATCAACCTGAACAATTTTTACATAATTTAAAGCAAAGTAGACGGGATCTTCTTTGCATCTAAGATATTCTTCAATTTCTTCTTTAGTCCACTCGTGGGGAACGTTCGCTTTCTTTAGAAGCGGATTCCCCAAATAAATTTGATCACTACTCATCTAAACTCCGTTTAATATCTTTATCAATAGCATCCATATTATTTAACCTATTTTCCCAACCCTTTCCATCTGTAGTTCCTTGGCATGGGTTGATGCAGGTGTCATCTCCAAACTTGTCACATACAAGTGAAGCTAACTCGGTCTCATTACCTTTCTTATTTGTTCCTGTCCAGTAATGCTGACCATCAATCCAAGTTGCTTTGCACTTGGGACAAGTTCTGGTTTCCATGAGTAAAAAAATGAACAGTATAATATTTATTATAACATGTTCATTCTGTTACAATAGTTACTTAAGTTCTGTAAAATATTAATAAATCTCCCTCCATTGAAGTGTGCAAGCACCATCGGCAGTAGCGTTGGCAGCGGTGCTGATAGTTTTGATAGCAACAATAAACACTTCAGAATCTGTTGAATCTATATTCTGAACGATAATATTTTTCTTTGCTGATGTAAGAAGACCTGATTCTACAGGCGACATAGAATTTTGTGAAGTTCCAGCAGTAGCAATACCAGTTGCCATAA